CAATGAAGTACGCAAAGTATATGAAGGCAAAGATGGATACTGACAAAGCAAAAGCAACTTATGATAAAGAAATTGCTCAACTTCAAGGTTGGATGAAAGCAAAATCAGTAACAAAAGAAACACAAGACATTGACACTGGTAAGCAAGCACTCAAAGCAGAACGTGATCCAATGTTAGAAAGAATACTTAAATTATCAAAGTGGTAAGATGACTGTCACTACTATAATTCCAAATCAATTATGGCAGATTAGAGATTTCTTCCCTCAAGAACAATATTCATTTGTTCGCAAATTATATAGAACTGCAGAAAACAATCTACTCAAAATGGTATACGATAACCGTTTGCTAACGGACTGGAATGAAACCAAAGAGCTCAATGATGTTTGTGATGTGTGGGCACCATATTTTAGTAAGCTCGTTGGTATTGAACTAAAACCTCAAGTAGGCTATGTTGATATTACACTATCACATGCAAAGATTATGATGCACCGTATACACCCTGATATCAAATTGCAAGTACAAATTCCACTCTGTACCGAAGCAACAGATACAAATCAATATGCATTTTGTACCGAACCCGAAGTTAATATTAGATTAGGCAACGATCACAAGCCGAGTCGTACTATTAATACTAACGAATGTGTGTATGTGCCACACGAACCACGTAGTGCTATTGTGTATCGCAATGATCCACGAATTTTTAATGGTATGATGAATTCAATTCCAGAAAATAGTGTACGTGAAACACTATGGCTTAATTATCAGTAGATAATGTATATTGGAATGCAATACTTTGACGCACCCCAATTCCAGCCTCAACTTGATGTATTTTTTGATCAGTGTTTAAATTTACATATCCAGAATTTGGTATCATTGGTGTAGTCACTGTTGGTTTGACATGCATAAACTCTGCACCATAGAGTGGCTCTCCTCCACCTGTACCTGCTTGAACTAAAATATAAACTTGACAAGTTACTATAATTTCTTTACTATCTGCATGAGGTTGACATCCAAATTCTGGGAGATCCAGCCAAAATTTAGCAGTCATAAAATTTAGTTTTTTGTTTATTACCTTTTCAAGTTTTGGAATTAATCCTGCTCCGATAGATTGTATTCTTTGTTGATCAACTCCGTCTGTTAGCAACAAACGTTTTTCTGGACGAGTAACTTCGAACTTGTTTTGCATATCTATATAAATGCCTTGCATCCATTTTAATGTATCTAAATCAAATGTATCATGTATCCACCAAAGATTTGGAGCCACAGGCTCAAATTTAATAGTTTTACCAAAACCATTGACTTCTACAATAGATGTGTTATTATAACTTATGTTCATGTTTATATTTAACACAAAAACTGTTAGGACTAAAATATTCAATATAATGGTTGACGTGCTAAATAGAAGTGCGTATACTGTAGTTGCAGTGTATGTCGAACACAAACAAGATGAGTAGTTGCTCATCGAAATATAATGAAAGAGTAGTTGTTGCTACTCGTAGGCACATAGGAGATATAAAATGGCTTCATTAGCAGAAATAAGAGCTCGCCTTGCAGCGGCAGATAATAAGCAAGGCAATCAGTCATCCGGCGGTGATGGTGCAATTTACCCACATTGGAATATGAACGAAGGCGATAGTGCAGTACTACGTTTCCTTCCCGATCTGGATACCACTAACACGTTCTTTTGGATCGAACGTGCAATGATCAAACTTCCTTTCAACGGTATCAAAGGGCAAATGGACAGCAAAAGTGTTCAAGTGCAAGTACCTTGTGTTGAAATGTGGGGAGAGACTTGCCCAATCCTAACTGAAGTACGTCCGTGGTTTAAAGATAAATCACTTGAAGATATGGGTCGTAAGTACTGGAAGAAACGTAGTTATGTGATGCAAGGATTTGTAAGAGAAAATCCAATCTCAGATGATAAATCAGAGAAAGCAATTAGACGTTTTATAATTGGTCCACAAATATTTCAAATTATCAAAAGTGCATTGATGGATCCTGAGTTAGAGGAACTTCCAACAGATTACGAGAGAGGGTTAGACTTCCGTATTAGCAAAACTTCTAAAGGTGGTTATGCTGATTACTCAACATCTAAGTGGGCAAGGAAAGAAACTGCATTAACAGCAGAAGAAGCAACTTCGATTGAGTCACAGGGTCTTTATAACTTAGGTGATTTCTTACCAAAGAAACCTACAGAAGAAGATCTCAAGGTGATGAAAGAAATGTTTGAAGCATCAGTTGATGGACAAGCATATGATGCTGATCGTTGGGGTTCATACTTCCGTCCAGCAGGTATGCAAAAGCCAGAAGGCACACCGGCACCAGTAATGGCAGCGGCTGCAGTTACAACTGCGCCAGTGGCAGTGAGTGCTCCGGTAACAGAAACTGCTCCAGCACCTGTAGCAACTCCAGAGGAAATGGGAGCAACACCAACTGCTCCAATCGCAACTCCGGCAGCGGCACCACAGACACAGAAAGCAGAAGACATACTTGCTATGATTCGTAGCAGACAGTCAGCAACTTAACACAGCAAAGGAGGGCAAGGTTTATTTCCTTTCTCCTTGCCCTCATTTATCTGCATATATACGATTATAAATTAGGAGAACATAATATGCAATTTAGGCTGGTATTTGACAAGACTGACGACACTATTGATTTTGTAGCAACAAATAACGACCTGTTAACCTACTATGTAACATCAGTAAATGCTGATGATAAAAACAGTTTTAAAATTCAAAACTCAGAACTTTTTAGTAATATCAAATATTTGCAAAAGTGTATTATAGATACCAATGACTTTTTTGTAAACAAACTTAACAAAACTACTTTTACTGAGTTTGTCGATGCAAATATCTACAATCAAACAATTCTCAACCGTCTACATATGGTTTGGGTAAAGTTTCAAATTGAAAATCCTTCTATTTCCACAATGCTAGAAAAAATTGATAACAATTTGTTAACAAAATTTAGAGATATAAACAATATATTACATGAAATTGAAAGTACAAAGTTTTTGATTTCGAATTTTAACGACTACAAAATGTGGTCTTGCGAAAATATATTTCAAAGTAGTATCATTGATTTTAACTCATATAATTTGTCTATTAAGTTTAATAACCTAGGAAGAAGTACCTATAACAAATGGATAAATCACGATGACAATGCATACGATAGTGATACCAACGACTTTACTACTCTTAGTGGTGAATTAATTTTAAAAACTTCCAAGGCTCATACACAGACTGCACCAATAGAATATATAGAATGGTGCCAAAAACATAACGTATCAGCCATCGGGCATATTATTGGATTAGGCAATCTTGTACAATCAACACAGTCCGCTCAGGAAATATTATCTAGGAACATACAAATTGAAAGCAATGGAATCACTATTAAAGTTTAGACCAAAAAAAGATTATATCTGTAATAAAACTGGCCTTGCTTGGCTAAAACTTGATATTACAGTACCCGTTGAAGAAATTCATAATGAATTTAAAAATTGTGCTGATCAAGTAGTTCCGCATAGATCCAATGATGAATGGGCAAATCTTTCACATAAAGGTTGGTGTAGTGCAACATTGTATGGAGTAAATTCAACTACTACAACTAGCAGTAACTTGCAACACAGTTGGACCAAATTAGCAGATCAGTGCCCAAAAACAACCAAGTGGATCAATGATAATTTTATTATTAGTAAAAGTACAGGCCGAATTCGATTTATGTTGCTTGAACCCGGAGGATACATACTTCCGCATCATGACAGGGATAACTCTGGATTACGAGAAGTAAATGTAGCAATTACACAACCTAACGGATGTGTGTTTAGATTTTTAGATAGAGGAACAATACCTTTTTGTGAAGGCGACGCATACATAATTGACACTAGCAATAAACATTTAGTATGGAATAACAGTGATCAATACCGATTACATATGATATTACATACACATATTGAAGACAAGATTTTGGAAGATAGTTATGCGAACCGCTTTTATAGTACATGATTGCAACAACGAAAGTTTGTTACGATTTACACAAACAAAATTATTTTTTGATGCAAAAAATCAAGGAATAAATTTTGTTAACCATATTGTTATGGTTCCAGATTATGCTTCAGCCGAAAAAAATTACATCGAAGGAGATGTAATATTAGAAACTGGCGATTTCTTAACAACAGAGTTTCGCAAGAAGAACTTCACTAAATATGCCCATAGTAGCAAGTATGTAATAAAATTTGACAAAACTATACCAATTGACTTTAAAAAAAGGCACTACAAGCTGGGTACAAAGCAATTATATATTGTAGAAAATTTATTAAAAGTTTGTATACGTAGTAGTAAATTAGTATATTTAGATAACAACGAAGGCAATATTAAGGATTATATTGCCGCAGATCATTTATATGGATTAGCAAGTGGATGGAAAACTGCACAATATGCACTTGCGAATAACTACAAAACAATAACAGTGTATGATTACAATCAAAGACAGTTAGATTTTGCAAAATGGCTACATAACCAGCCAGAACTTCCTGACAGTGTTGATATTGCAGGACCACTTAGTGGCACCTATAATCCGTCTGACGATATTAGACAAAACTGGAAGTCCTGGCATAATATGCTTGTTGATTTTAAAATTATTGATTTGTATAATACACCTGTGTTTCCAGAAAATAGTTTAATATGGATTAGCAATATTTTTAACTACGAAGCAACTCTTTTTACACATGGGTATGAAAAAACAATACATGCAAAAAATAGGTTGCAAGAATTGAATAATAATAGTATAATAGTAACTAACTAAACAAGGAATAGGAAAAAAATGGCAAAACCTTTTGACGTAAGCAAATTCCGCAAGGACATTACCAAAAGCATTGACGGATTGTCAATTGGCTTTAACGATCCAACAGATTGGATCTCAACAGGCAATTATGCACTAAACTATTTGATCTCAGGAGACTTTAATAAAGGTGTACCATTAGGTAAAGTTACAGTGTTTGCTGGAGAATCTGGAGCAGGTAAAAGTTACTTTGCATCAGGTAACATTGTAAAATCAGCACAGGCACAAGGCATATTTGTTGTATTGGTTGATACTGAGAACGCACTAGACGAAGCATGGTTAAAAGCACTTGGCGTTGATACTAGCGAAAGTAAACTACTTAAATTAAGCATGAGCATGATTGATGATGTTGCTAAAACAGTATCAACGTTCATGAAAGATTACAAAGCATTGCCAGACGGCGAACGTCCTAAGGTATTGTTTGTCATTGACAGTTTAGGAATGATGCTAACACCTACTGATGTTAATCAGTTTGAAGCTGGTGACATGAAAGGTGACTTGGGTCGTAAACCTAAAGCACTAACTGCTCTTGTTAGAAACACAGTAAACATGTTTGGTAGTTACAACGTTGGTATGGTGTGTACTAACCACACTTATGCATCACAGGATATGTTTGACCCAGATGACAAGATATCTGGTGGACAAGGTTTTATCTATGCATCATCAATTGTTGTTGCTATGAGAAAACTTAAACTAAAAGAAGATGAAGATGGTAACAAAATAACACAAGTAAAAGGCATACGTGCCGCTTGTAAAGTTATGAAAACACGTTATGCAAAACCATTTGAAAGTGTGCAAGTTAAGATACCTTATGAAACAGGAATGAATCCGTATAGTGGACTAGTTGATCTAGCAGAAGGAACCGGCTTGCTAACGAAACAAGGTAACAGACTACGTTTCTTAACAAGCGACAAGCAAGAGATACTACAGTTCCGTAAGGCCTGGGAACGTAACGAAGATGGTTGTTTAGATAAGGTAATGCTTGACTTCAATAAGATCGAAGAAGTGCTAAGTATTCCTGAAGAAGAAGTAACAGTAGAAGAAGAAGTATATGAACAACCAACTGAGTAATACTATTCTTGACGATGTTACAAAACATCTTAAAGAAACCTATGATATATTATATATTCAAAAAGTTAAGTATTTTTTAGAGTTGCCTATAAATCAACTTTATAGAGAACTGGTTAAACTTAAAAGAGATTGGTACGCACCCGATCAACGTATTGTTTTAGTTGATTCACTTAGTGAAGTTGATACAAAACCGTTTTACAACTATTTAAATCGTATACTTTCTCACTTGGATATTGATGGTTGTTTCGTGCATATTGAAAAATATGGCAATGAAACAGTTGAAACAGTTACTAACTTCAGCATACCCAAAACAATTTGTGCTACTCCGTGGATAAATTTAGAAATTAGGCAACAGGGACATTTAACTCCTTGTTGTGTTTATAAAGTAGATGACTATCCAAATGTTAAAAATGTATCAGTTAAAGATATAGACTATACTGATCTAAGACAACAGTTATTAGATGGTGAGCGACCAACAGGGTGTAACTACTGTTGGAATAACGAAAAGAACAATGTAAAAAGTAAGAGACTAAATGATGCCTATGTGTATAGAGATAAAATTTTTGATATAGATTACAATGATACTAAAACTAGTAAGTTAGTTAGTTTAGATATAAAAATTAACAAAACATGTAATCTAAGTTGCCGAATTTGTACTCCACTTTATAGCAGTAAATGGGCAAGTGAAGTCTCTAATAACAAAAAATCTTATCCACAGTTTGCGTCGATACCAATAGTCAAAAATGAGTGGACTGACTTTAACGGTTCAAAAGTTTGGAAAGATCTCGAAGAAATTACCAGTGATTTAGCATACTTAACCTTTTCAGGAGGAGAACCTTTACTTGACAAAACACACTCTGGTATGTTACAATACTTTATAAACAAACAAAGAAGCAGTCATATATCGATCCATTACAATACCAATGCTACAATATTTGCAACAAACTTGATACCATTATGGAGTCGTTTTAAACAAGTTGAGTTAAGTTTTAGCATAGATAATACAGGAAAAAAGTTTGAGTATGAGAGATATGGAGTTAGTTGGAAAACAATAGTAGATACAATTGAAAAATATAAAAAAGTAACAGATACGAGTTTTAATTTGAATGTGTATAGTACAATATCTACACTTAATATACTAGACACTTATACATTATTTCAGTTCTGTAGAGAACACAAACTTCCAATAGTATTCCAAATATTAACTAGCCCTAAACAACTAAACATCTGTTTGTTTAACAACAAGCAAAAGAAGTATATATCTGACAAATTATTGAATATTCAAGACGATGAATTTCAAGAGATAATAGAGCCAATTATTAAATCAATGAATAGCTCAAATATGTCAATAGATACTACAAATATGATTGACTATTTGAGCATCACTGACAAGATAAGAAAACAAGATTATAAACAAACGTATGAAGAATTAACTTATATATTATAAGTACGAACAAACATTTAACGAGGAGAACGTATAGTGTCATTAGACTTAGCCGCATTAGTTTGGAAAGAAACACGACAGTTTATGCACGACACAGGAGATATCACTGAAGCAGCTGATGCAGTTGTGGCAGCATTAATGCTTAATCATAATGCTGACGAAATTCGTGAAGCATTTAAGTTTGACGGCGCAATCAAAATGGCAGTGGGTAATTATCTCGGTGAAAACGATGTAGACGACTTTGAAGATGAAGAAGAAGATGAACTACTCAACCAGTATGATGATGACGGCGAATTCAACTACGATGAATATTAATCTCAATGTGGTATAGCCGTGTAACAAATAATCTTGCTAATATTCCTCAGTTCATTACACACTTTGAACAAGAACTAGAAGTTGCTAAAAGCGAATGTAGAGTTGGCGGACTTGTTGAGAATAATATTAAATTGTTACCGGGTATTACTGAACAACGTTTTAATCAGTTACAAGAGATTGAAGCAGTACTAAACTTTCTAAACATAAAACTCAGACAAATAAGACGCAAGCACTTTCAAAAATATCTAGAAGGTTATGCACGTGCATTGACCAGCAGAGATGCTGAGAAGTATGTTGATGGTGAAGATGAAGTAATTGACTTTGAAACACTAATCAACGAAGTTGCACTACTGCGTAACAAATATTTAGGCATTATGAAAGGCTTGGATACCAAACAGTGGCAATTAGGTCATATAGTAAGACTTAGAACTGCTGGAATGGAAGATGTACAAGTATGATATCTAGGTTACGCATTGATAATGATGGAGTAGCTTATTATGATATTTGGAAAAATATTCCGGCAACTCGACTACGGTCTGGAGATATCATTGAATATTTGTTGGAAGATCTTGCAGTCCATAGCATTACACTTGACGATATATCTTCTTATCCTTGGATAATTGATCTTCAATGGGAAGGACATAATGCCAATGACATCGAATCTTTTGTACAACTTCTAAGAACACATGGTGTTACACGTATTGGTGCAGTATTTACAAGTTATCAAGAAACAAAAAATCTTCCTTATCATGCAGTCTGCTCACCAGATAGAATGATCTATAATGGTAATTGGTTTATGCATTTAGAGTCACAACAAATAGATTGGCAAAATATGCCAATGACACATAAGTTAATTGTGTTAATGCGTAGACCAAGTTTAAGTCGTTGTCATATTGCAAAGAGGTTGTTTAGAATTTTTGATCCTGAACACTTAATTATAAGTTTAGGAACACACGAAGGATATGTTAGCGAAGAATTAAAACAAATTATATTGCCTCATCCTTGGCCATTGATTGTTGATGCTACTATAGCTGATCAAGTTACTCAACATAAAGTTCAACATACTAAATTTTATACTGCTCCGGTACAATTAATACCAGAAAGTAGTAGTCAAATTGATCCAGGAGTGTGGACCAGTCAGTTTATTACTGAAAAAACATATAAAGCATTAAGTTGGTATCAATTTCCAATATGGTATGCAGTTCCAGGACTAGTTAGCCGAATCCGTGACATGGGATTTGATGTTTTTGATGATGTATGGGAAGATCATGCATATGATAAAATTGAAGATCCATGGGTACGCATGGTGCAGGTTCTTATACAAATACAACGAGTTTGTAAACTTGACACTATACAAATGCGAGTAGATATGTGGGAACGGTTAAAAAATAACGCAGTCCTTGTAAAAACAATACATAATAATGTATACAACAAACATAACCAATTACTCGAAAAGTTAAAAAATGAAATTTAGTAGTTTTACAAGTCAACAACTGGCACATGATCACAGTGTAAAAAATATACTAACTGATATTTATAAACATGACGAATTTATGGAAAGTATCCGTAGTATAGTTGATCTAGGATGTCAATCTGAAGCATTAGATTTGCAATGGTGGGCAGATGCAGAAACAAATGATGATACTCATACTCCATTGGGCATTAAGTGTATCGGAGTTAATATACTTGACAAACTTAAAGTCAAGCATAAAGGTATTTCATTTCAAAGACAAGACGTGCAGGAATTTAATCAAAATAAAAAACCTTTTGATGTATTGTGGTGTTATGATGTATTACAATACTTAACAAACCCGTACCAAGCACTGGCTAACTGGTGGCACGTTGCGTCGCAAGATGCTATGATGATAATAGCAGTGCCGCAAACCACAAACGTAGAATTTAATATGCTTGAGTATAATGCACAGATGAATCACAAACATCATTTTACCATGCCAATGTTGATTTATATGTTAGCAGTAAACGGTTGGGATTGTAAAAGTGGATTTTTTAAAAAAGGCATTGGTGATCCATGGATGTATGCTATTGTATATCGAAGCGATGTAGAACCAATGGATCCTGCTATTACTAATTTGTATAACCTTGCTGAAGAAACAGACCTATTACCAGAAAGTGCAGTAAAGAGCATACACAAATACGGAATGCTACGACAGAGAGATTTGTTGTTGCCATGGCTAGACAAAAGCAACATGTGGATGGAACAACAGTAATGCAAAACAGTGATGCATACACAAAAGAATTAGAAAGACTGCATGCCAGGAAAAGTTTTGGCAATGCAAGTGGTGTTCCTGATATATTGCAATCATTTTTAGATGATCATCCTGATGTAGCTAGTGTATTGGATTTTGGTTGCGGAAAAGGAACACCCTTTGAGTCGCTAATAAGCAAGGATATGAAAGTTTATAGTTACGACCCAATTACGAATCCAATTGAACTACCCAAACAAGTTGACCTTGTTTACAGTCGTGATGTGTTAGAACATATTGAACCAGAGCAAATTGACAGTGTGTTACAAAAATTGTTTACTATTGGACAAAAGTATCAGCATCACTTTATTGCTTGTCATCCTGCTAAAAAAGGACTGTCAGATGGTCGTAATGCACATCTTATAATTGAACAACCTGAATGGTGGAAACAAAAGATACAAACTATCCCAGGTTGGAAAATTATATACGAACACATCAAAGGACCTAAACGCAAGTATTTTAAGAACGACACTGTGATTGATATAGTAAAGTACACAGTTGTACTTGAAAGAATATCATGATTACTAAAAACGGAAACTGGTGGGCTCCAAAAGGTACTATGGGTAGAGCTGCTGATTATATGCTTGATGAAAACTTCAGTTGTATCCATCCTATAAATGTTGCAGTAGAATATTGCAAAAAATTTGAAAATGCAATTGATGTTGGTACATGGATAGGCGACAGTACGGTACATATGGCTGGTTTGTTTGAGAATGTAATCGGATTTGAACCGCATCCAATGGTATACATTTGTTGTGAAAAAAATTTAAAACAACGTGACATAACCAATGCTGAGGTGTATAACTATGCACTGAGCAACGAAAACAGACTCATGACATTGTACAACGGAAAAAGCACATTCACAGGTTACGTAAGTGATAAGGAAGATCTTCCAAAACAAATACGGATACATAACCAGCAACAAGTACAAACTATTGTATTAGACAGTTATTATTTTACAGATATAGATTTTATTAAAATTGATTGCGACAGTCATGAAGGCTTTGTTGTTGCTGGAGCAGAAGAGTTTTTTAAAACTAACATGCCAGTTGTGCTTATAGAGAGCAAAAGCAAAACACACAAGGATAGACAACCAGATAGTATGCCTGATGCCATTGAGTTATTAAAAAGCTGGGGATATTATATAAAAGCTCGACCAGCCAAAGCAGACTATTTACTATTACCAGAGGAATACGAACAATGATTGAGGATTTTGATCCAAATAATACAAATTACCCAACACGCAATGTCGCAGATGTTTTTCCTTTTGAATTAAGCGAAAATTTAGGACATACATGGTTCTTTGATATTGATGGAACAATTACCGAAGTGCAACAACCTCCATACGGAGATGATATATTATTACCCGGTGTTAAAGAAATGTGGGAACAAATACCAAAAGATGATATGATTGTTATTGTAACAGCAAGACCTGTAGAAGAACAAGAAAGAA